CCCACGTCCGCTTTATGCGACTGCGGTGCGGAACCGCATAGACCCCATTGGGCAATCCAGTAGCTCCGCAGCATAAGCTGCGAAGCAGTGATTCCCACCCGTCATATTCGAAGTGCTTACGCACATCTTTGACGGCGTAGCCCTCCACCTCCAGTTGATGCGTAAACCGGTTAAACCGGGTTCTGCATCCACTATCGATGGAAGCGACTAATGGATTGACGTCGGGACGGTTGAAGCCGATTACTCGGACAGGAGGTGCAAAACACTCAGTTGAGTTCGCTTTGCTGCGCGTGAGCGTATGGCTTGATAAGTCATACGACCACTCGCTAACCTTCTTATACTCGAGGGTTGGGATTGGAAGCTTATAAAGCCTCCTAACCAATTCCTCAACATACATTGCCGTTCCGCGGTAGCCTCTAACATACATTGAGTTTGAAAACTCGACGTATGATTGAAGCTGTACGGGATCGTAGTGTCCATGATGACTCCATGTCTTCCGTAAACGAACGGGTGTGACGTCAATGCCTTTGTAGGCATCGCACCCACAGGATTCTCGGAAGAACCCTGAGACGCAGCATTTTGAGGAATTGAACTTAAGTCCATACTTCTCAAGTGTCTGCATTATCACCGGATAGTCTTCCCGGCAACATATGATGTCATCACCGTATACCCATACTGACTCCGCTGCTTGACGCAGCGTCGTTGATCTGAGTACACACAGTGTAGCTACACACAATGCCCAGAACGTTAACGCCTCTACGGGGAAGCAAACTGCTGACCCCATTGGCGCGAACGTCTCTAGTAACACTTGTGTGCCGTTAGGCAAACGTGTCGATCCTGATCGTGACGCTTTGAGAGCATCGAACCATTCATGGCTCGGATGATCAAAGAGACGTTCCACGAGTTTGAGCGACACCCTGTCTGATGCTTCCTTCATATCTAATGTCACATACTCCTGATCTGCCGATGAGGCAAGAGCTAGAGATCTGTTGACGTTTTGATCGGTGAAATTCACCTGACCAGACGTTAACTTGTGACCTTCGATGTGTTGGTACAACGCCTTGCGTTGACCCTGTTGTATCCACTGTTTTTCAAGTGGTTCACAGGATATGAGTCGGGGTCCTCTGGAGTCCTTGGGCACGAGTACGACTTTCGCCGTACCTGTGCTTTTGGTTTCCAGCGCCTTAAACCGATCCATCTGGTCAGCTATCTGAGTCATAGAGAGACAAAA